CAGTAACTAAATATTTCATTTTATATTTAAGGTTTCTAATATGCTAGCCCACCTGTGGACATAGGTGTGCTCTTGTTTAGTTCTTTCATGACCATTGAATCTAATTTGCTCCCGTTCAAGATTAGCATTAAGATAATGATCTATCTTAGTTTTTAGATCCTCAAGATTACCGTGTTCATAAAATACAATATCATTACCATCTTCAAAGTATTCTTCAAGTCCTGTAATGCGAGGGTAGATAGTAAAGCCACCACGTCCAGTACTCTCAAACAACCTATCACTAGTGTAGTAAGGATAGTTAAAGTTAATGTTTAAACTATCACCTATGGCTATCTTGCTTTTTGCATAGATGCGATTAAGCGCTTCTCCACGTACAGTTCCAGTGTCACCATCTCCACCAACATGTAAAAACCTTTTGCCGTATGTATTTCTTAAAAAGTCTATCAATTCTGGACGGTACTTATGTTCATGATGATAACCTTTGCTACCAACAAAGATTATGTCATGCTCAAAGTTATCTGGATCATAATCTTTATGTAGATAACACTCTTTATCATACACACCAGCAGGAAGGAAGTGCCCCTTTACCTGTGTATTTTTATTAAACCAATCACACATTAACTTATCTGTAGCAAAAAAGTGACCAATGCTTGTGTAAAAGTCATCATTCTTTAAATCTTTTTCACGCTCAATTCCAAACCACAAATCTAGGTGATAAGTCATAGTTGGTATGCCAGCACCCTTTAAATCATTTAAAACACCAGTCATGTTTCTAGATCCTGGTGTTTGCCATTTATGTGTGTGTACCCAGATGAATAGATCAGACTTCAATGCCTTCATTAATATTTCTGAACTACCTGCTTTTTTTTCCTGCAATTTTTCAACGGTATGTCCAAGAGATTCCAAAGACTTAGCATGATGATTCTCACTACTATAAGGCACTTCAAAGTTGCCAAGAAAGACTATGTTAGCCATTTATCTGTTCGTTTTCCCCTCTAGCAATGGCAGCAGATGCCTCAAAGGCTTTTTGTGTTCTACGAGATTTCAATAAGCCTTTTGATTTCCAAAGTGGAATGGTTGCTTCAATATCTTTGGCTATTTGCTCTCTTATTTCTTTAACAGTAAAAACAACAAAGTTCCACACCTCTTCTTTTTGTTTATCGTTAAGTTCTTCAGTCCAGTTAGTCATCTTCTTCCTCAAATTCTCTTAAAGCAGCAGAGTTTGTGTAACAACTAGAGCAGTCCCCATTGATAAGTTTGCTCCCACAACTCTCACAAAACATACCTCTATGATACCAGATAGTACCCCTGGCAGGAATTGAACCTGCGACACATGGCTTAGAAGTCCATTGTTCTATCCACTGAACTACAGAGGCATTCATCTAAGTATATACTTATTACCTCAAAAAATCAAATTAAGTGCTATACTGTTTTTATGGAAGAACTGATAAATTTAATTAAAGTCCTGCTTGCAGACAACATTACCCTTAAATTAAAATCTCATGGGTATCACTGGAACGTAGAAGGTGTTGAATTTTCTCAATATCATGAACTTTTTGAAGAAATTTATACAGACTACGAACAAGCAACAGATACATATGCTGAATGGCTTAGAAAATTAGATGCCTATGCACCATTTAAACTGTCTAGATTTATAGAATTAAATGAGGTTGGAGAGCCAGAAATTACCTCTGATCCAATTATGATGTCAAAAGATCTTTTAATGGCAAATGATATGGTTACAATGAAACTAAATGATGCATTTGATATGGCAACTGCTCAAAGACAACAAGGACTTGCAAACTTCTTTGCAGATCGTATAAGCATGCATCAAAGATGGCACTGGCAGTTATCTGCTTCAGTAAAACAAATTTAATTGCTGGTCTGGCTGGGCACGATCCAGCAACTTCCAAATTAACAGTTTGGCACTCTACCAATTGAGTTACAGACCACCAGTACATCTGGAAGGATTTGAACCTTCGGCTCTCTGCATATAAGGCAGGTACTCTAACCAACTGAGTTACAGATGTGTAGGACTGGAAGGTAACGCTCCTTCTTCTCAGGATTAAAAGTCCTGAGCATCACTTTAATGCTTCAATCCCTTAGTACCCATAGTTGGATTTGAACCAACGCTTTGTGAATTTTAAGTCCACTGCCTCTACCGCTGGGCTATATGGGTTTGCCACTATAACAACTGACTTACAAACTAGAAGTACACTAGGTAGGACTTGAACCTACGATATCCGAATTATGAGTTCGGGGCCTTAACCAACTTGGCTACTAGTGTCTGCCAATTATAAGTATATTCTATTCAGATTGTTTTGTAAAGTTGTGCTTATCTTTAATAACTGGATCAAGCCTATCCCAGTACCCATTAGAGTTACCTTGATATATTTCTCCAGTTTCCTTATCTATAAGTATCCATTTTTCAGGACATCTAGTGTGCACAATTAAATCTATTGGTTCAACCAATTCTTCAAATTTTTTTTGTTCTCTCATAAATTTTTCCTAAAATAATTATAAATAAAAACATTAATCATAACTTTTTTTTACCCAGAATGTTTTTTTGTACCACCCTTTATAAACAAGCAACGCTAAATCATTATGAATTTGACCAATTTTATTTAATCCTTCTTTATTTTTAGATTTCCATTTTTCTTGACGAAAAGGAATTATTTGTGCTATTGGAGTTCCTTGTGGAATCAAACCTTCAAAATCTTTTTTTACATAAAAAGGAACATTATTAGTAGGACTTACTACCAGTCCGCCATCAATGACTGCACTTAACGTTGTAAATGGCAAGTCGTGTCTGTTTAAAGGGTGTGTAAATAAAACGCTATAACCTTTAGGCACTTTCCAAGCAACGTTGGTTTTCCAAACAAATTCAAATGGATGGTGGCCAGCAGGTACAAGATTTAAATCCGCAGGCTTATCTCTTAATCCTGGAGTATTCGGAATAGGATTTGGCCAATACAAATACGGAATTCCGTCTTCAGTTTTTACATATATGTCATATGGCAATGTAACAATATATCCAGTTAAAAAAGAATCAAGAAAGGGTACGCATAATTTTGCAGTTCTTTTTTCATTTGGCATTTCATATTGTGGTATTTTCCTATACCAATCGGGAATAAAATTTTTAGCAGAGTCAATTATTTTTTTTATTGGCATTGACTCAAACGATTCATATTCAAGCACAGGTTTTTTAAAAATTTGTTTCTCCATTTCTTTTTAATTACTCAAAACTATTACTTTTTTTCCAAAAATATTTTTTATATGCTCCATGAATTGATTTATGAAAATTTCTTTCTTTTTTGTATACTTCATCTAAATTATATTTTTCTATTTTACTTTCCCAAGACTCATTCTTTATAATAGTTAATTGCGATATAGGAGTTCCAGCCTCAATTATTCCTTCAAATCCTTTTTGTAAAATAAAAGGAAATTGTACGGGCATATTATAACTGTCACAATTAACAAAACCAGAAAAAGTATAAAATGGAAGATCTATTCTGTTGTGTGGATGTGAAAAAAGTATACTATATCCTTTTGGAACGTTTATTTGCCAACGATAGTTAAATTTAAACGGTATTTCATAAAAGTTTTCACTAAAAGCAATATTTTCTAAAGGAAACTGACTTTTGCCATGATTTGATATTAATTGCTCTTGTGTATGCCAACGCATCTGTGGGTGCCTATCAACTTGTTCAATAAAAATATCGTCGCTTAAATATACCATGTACCCATTTGTTATTGATTCTAAAAACGGCACACATGTTTTTACAGTTAAATTTGGAGCCTTATAATTTACTGGAAAAGACATTTTTTTAACGCCATTTTCTAATCTTGGCATTTTTTTGTACCACTCAGGAATAAAGTTTTTAGATGGTTTTGGATAGTTTGCTATTAAATCAGCATCTATTGAATGCGGAATAAAAGTTATACTTTTTTTAATTTTATATGCCCCCAAATCAATTTAAGTTCTTGTATATAAGTATAGCACTTTAAGAAAAACAAATAAAGTTTAGGCGAAAAATAAGACTATTAAACCTCCCAATGCCCTACGAGGGCACTATTGGTTAGTATCTTCTATCTTTGCCATATCAAGCACATATGTTGTTCCCCACTTAAGATAGGGCTTGTAAAGCCTAAATGATAAAAAGACGTGGTATTTATAAACAAAGCCGTGATCGTCATGATCATCATAATGTAAAGCCTTACTTAGATGATAATGAGCAGGTATCTCACAGAGGTTTGCAAACCACCTAAGCGGTAGTATCTTCGTCTTGTGTTCTTTCTGGAACTTGTCCAGGTACCCATCGTAATCTTCCATCTTTATACTTTCTTTCATAACCAAGGGATTTCCAGTCCATTCTCATAATCTTAGGCTCTTTAATCTTGGTCAACCTTATATGTCATTGCTAAATAGCATGCAACGTATCCTGCAACAAATGCGGGAATAAGAAATAAAACATTAATCATTATTAATCCTTTCTCTTAGTAGTACACCAGATATGACCATCACTCATGGTTTGATGAGTCTGCCAGAATAGTGGGTCCTTATAAGACATTTGACATTTAACGCATTCGTTTGATTTCATTAATATCCTCCTGTACAAATATTGCGGGTATGGTAAAGTCTGGTCTTAGTATAGTCTTTCTTATTAGGTGCAAAGAATTGCTCATAACAAGAGTTACATTTACCAACCCATTCTTTAGCAAAGAAGTCATAATACATGCCTTTAAAGTTGGCATACTTTTTGGCTACGAAGGTTTGGAAAGGATCAGGGATTTCTAGATTAATCACAGTTTGGCAACTAACTTAGCAGCCATTTTCAAACCTTTAACTAAGCCATCATGATAGTCTTGGTTTTTGATCACTTTAGTAGTGTCCCAAATCTTATAAGATTCTTTGTCTAAGAGGTTTGATATTTCTTCATTTGTCATGTATCCATCATACCAAATTTCGGCGAAAAAAGCAAGGCGAAAAATAGGGTAAATCTTATGGCCTAGAAAATGCTGACCAAAATTTTTTCATGTCCGTAATAGTAGCAGGATCCTTTGTTGGTATTCCTGCCCTAGAATATGCTGCTCTCATTGTTGCATTATTATCAATTGCTAGACTAACTTGAGATTTTAATTTAACTCCAACCTCATACTTATATTTGGCGGTATCTGCAGAAGAGCCTGGATTCATAATAAGTCTAGAATACTTAACCCCTGCTGCTCTTAATGCTGCCACAGTTTCTTTACGCTGTGATACATTTCTTCCCGTTACAATAATCAAAGCACCTGGCAAAGCGTTGACATAATCAATAACTCTGCGAACAGGTTGAGTTCCGTTTCTAAGAAGAGTATCGTCAATATCAACAATGGTGGCCATTTATAAAGTATATCATTTATTAGGTTCGGCGCAAAATAGAACTATCAAACCTTCCCATGCCCTAAGAGGGCAATAGCGGTTAGTATCCTAAAATCGGCGGGTATACAAAGAATGTCGTAATACCCCTAGTGTAATAACAAACCTTATATGCTGGTTTGCTAGTCTTGCTTAAAGATTTCTATGATACCCCAAATAATGCCAATAGCAGATATGCCTAGCATTGCGTATATCCAGTAAACGTACAGTATCCATGGGTCTTGCATGATGTGGTTCATGGTTTGATTATACTCTAATATGTGGTTTGGCAATATGGAGCCAGGGCGATGGTTTGATACCCTGCGAAAATAGGGTTTGAAGGCTTCTAAATGCCATCTGGAGAGGTTTAACAGGATAATTAAATCTTACTGATATTTTTTATATTTGGTCTAGGTGGAGTAAAGTGGAGGATAGTGGGTGATTGAGCGCTTTTATAGATGGCTTCGTAATCCTCTGGCGGCCAAACCTTCCATCCCCAAACCTTTCAAACCTTTCTATCCCGCATATGGGGCATGCATTATACCCCCAAAACCCTGGTTTGTCAAACCTTCATAGCCTAAAAACCCCCACAAAAATGCCCAGAAAATATAACAAAAAGTTATAAAACACCAGCAAAAAATCTAGAAAGGTTTGATAACTATGGTAAAAGTTTTAATAATTTGTGGATTTAAATTCCCGCTTCGTAATGTCTAATAGTACTAGGACTTGGCGCCCCGCA